GGACTAAATACTATGCAAGACATTATATACAGATCAACAATCGGAACAGGGGGCTTTATAGCTACCATTGAACTAGCACCTATTAACGAAGTGCTTGGTTTTTGCGTAGGTCTATCGACCTTCATCTATATGGCTGCTTCTGCATTCAAGGTAATCAAAGAACTACTAAAGAAATAATGACACCAGAACTACTAGCAATGCTCGGAGGAGGAATCAGTGGCTTCGTAATGAAGCTCATTGGGACACAGATGGAGAGCCAGGCTCGCCAGTTTGAGCGCATGATTACGTCCCAGCAAGCGGCAGATGCTTCGGCAGATGCAGCGGCTAAACGTAATGGTGGTGTGTTGGTTCGTAGGTTCCTAGTAGTATCCACCGTCTTTGCCATTGTAATAGCCCCATTCGTCTTTGCGTGGACTGACGTAGGGGTAACCATAGGTAGAGAGACAAACGGCTTTCTAGGGCTATTCAAGAGCCTGCAATGGGACACTGTGCAGGGCTTTGTTATTTTACCAGAAATTAGGCAAACTGCCCTGGCCATCGTAGGCTTCTACTTTGGTTCATCACAAATTAAATGAATGAAGTTCTACAAATCGTCGCATCTCTCTGGCCTATCGGTATTGGCGTTATTACGCTCATCATCGTGCTAGCCAGAATGCACTACAACCTAGAAGCTCTAACAGAGAAAGTAAAAGTCCTGTTCGATTTTCACAACACAAGAAAGAAATAATATTATGTACGGAAAAAAACCAGTAGGTAAATCAGGTAAAGGTTCATGCGGCGAAAAAGGCGGCAAGGGACGCATGAAGAAGAAATAAGGACGATGAAAGGCGTTAAGCACTACAAGAGGGACGGCAGTTTACATAAAGGTTCATCTCACAAGATGCCTAACGGAAGTCTGCATACCAATAAGTCACACACCAAGACCAGCGTAAAGCTGTTTCATTTCAAGGACTTAAGTAAAACAGCTAAAGCGAAAGCTAGATCCAATGCCTAAGAAAGCAAAGAGTGGAGGCAAGATATGCCCGGAAGGTAAAGCCTGGGCTAGACGTACGTTTGACACGTATCCGTCCGCCTATGCGAATATGGCTGCATCCAAGTATTGCAAGAACCCTAACTATGCAAAGAAGTCTAAAGGTGGTAAACGTAAAGGAAAGTAATGGCTCAACTAAAGCAATGGCGAGAACAGAACTGGGTAAGGATCGGAACTGATGGATCTATCAAAGGACCTTGCGGAACGTCGAAGGATAAGAAGAACCCTGACCGTTGCCTCCCTAAAAGAAAGGCTCTCAGTCTTACGAAAGCAGAGAGAGCAAGCACAGCTAGAAAAAAGAAAGCAGCAGGAGCCAGAGGAAAAACAGTCGTAGCAAATACACCAAGAGCAAAGGTAAGAACTAAATGAGGAAGGAACACAAAAGCAAAAAAGGAGGACTTACGGCGGCTGGTCGTGCTCACTTCAAGCGCAAGACTGGTGCTAACCTCAAGCCCCCTGTTACTGAATCTAATCCAAAAGGCAAGAAGCTAGCTAGAAAGAAATCATTTTGTGCCAGGATGTCTGGCGTTAAGGGTCCAATGAAGGACGAGAAGGGAAGACCAACACGCAAGGCATTAGCCTTAAAGCGTTGGAAATGTTAATTTATATAAAAACTTATGGCTAGTACAACTGTAAACTTTAATTTAAAAACCGCTGGTTACGCTAACTACGCTAATCAGACGTTAACCTTTACCCTTCTTAGTGCGGGTGCTGAGGCATCCTCTGGAACTCAAGACTATGTTGTCTTACCTGGGACTGTAACAGCAACAAGTGATGCTAACGGTGACGGAAGTGCAACTCTGTTTAGGAATGGTAAATCTGGCATTAATAGTGTTTACGAAGTTGTTTTTCCAAATAGAGAAAGAGCTAAGTTTATTATACCATCAGGAAGTGCTACCATTGAACTTGCTGCGCTTATAGTAGATAACGTTCCCAGCGGTGCTGACACACAGCAAAGTTCTGTTTATGCTGCCGCTATACAAAGAGCTAACCATACCGGAACACAGGCTCTTAGCACAATCTCTGACGCTGGAACAATAGCATCTCAGGCTTCTAACAGTGTTAGTATAAGCGGTGGTTCAATATCTGGTGTAACACTAACAGCAAGCACAGCTAACCTAACTGACGCAACCGATAAGCGATTGATGACTGACGCTCAAGAAGCAAAGCTTGATACCGTTGAGACTAATGCTGACGTAACTGATACCGCAAATGTTACATCTGCTGGAGCATTAATGGATAGTGAACTAGCTGATCTTACTGGAGTAAAAACACTTACTCTACCCGACAGCACTGTTATTAGTAATTTTGCTAAAACCTTTTTAGATGACACAAGTGCTGCTGCTGTTAAAACTACATTGGGTATTACAGATGCAACTGCACAGGTAAACTTTGTCCCACGTAGCATTAGCTTTACTAACACTTCCGCGTATCTTAGCTTGGCAGATGCTCCTGAACTAGATGTTGATGCAGGAGATTTTAGTTTATCTTTCTGGGCAAGGTTGGACAGCAGCGGGACAGAACCCGTCCTTACTAAGCTCTCGGGCACAGGATATAGATTAAAGTTTGTATCTGGTAGTCTTATACTAACAATGCAGGACGCGGGTGGTTCCGCTGACTTTACATTAGCAACAGGTCTTAATGATAACAAATGGCACGTATATGTAGTTACCGTTGATCGTAGTGGTAATGCAATAGCTTACGTTGACAATGTTGCTCAAACAGGCGTTGGAGTTTCTGGGACTGCTTTAACACTAGCTAACAGTGGTCAGTTTCAAATTGGCTCTGACGGCGGTTCTAATGCCGGAGATGGTATTGCCCTTGGTAATTACATCGCCTTGCACAAAGCTATTCTTAGTGCTTCTCAAGCAGCTCAAATATATTTCTCAGCAGATGCGGCCTTAACTGCTGTAGCACCTGAATTAATGGTAGACCTGCGTAAAGCAGATAAGACCTTTGCTGATGTAAGCACCAATGGTTTTGCCGTTACTACCAACGGAACTATTATATATAACGAAGGTAGAATAACCTCATTAGATAATGCTACGATTGGTGCAACTACGGCTGCTCCTGTTACAGGAACTAATGTATTAGCTAGCACTACACTTGGCTATAAGACTGGTAGTGGTGGCACTGTTACTCAAGGAACAAGCAAAACTACTGCCGTTACCCTTAATAAAATAAACGGTGAAATAGTAATGCACGCCGAAGAGTTAGCAGACGATGCTACTGCCGCATTTACACTTACCAATAGCACGATAGCCGCAACAGACGTTGTTATTGTCAATGTTGCTAGTGTTGGAACAGCGGGAGCATATCAAGTTACCGTAGGAGCCGTAGCCGCAGGTAGCTGTAGCATAAGTGTTTTGAATGTAAGCGGAGGTTCTTTATCTCAAGCTATCAAACTTAACTTTGCAGTAATTAAAGCAGTCGCATCATAATGGCAGTATTTCACAGAACTAAGAGATTAAAAATCTATGGCAAAAAGCCAGAGGTTACACAACTATTCGGTGGACGATACGCGATGGTCGTGCGTTGTCAGGCAAAGAATGATACAGAAGCCTGGTATGACAAAAACAAAGATCAGATATTTGCTGACTTTGGAACATTGTATGATGCCCACATGGCAGTTGATGGCATTGATGCCAGAACTGGTGAAGCATATACGGACATGGTTCTTACTAGCGTTGGAGCTGGTTACACCCAGACTGGCGAGTATGTAATAACCTTTAGGTATCAGACCCTAACTAGTTCTTTCGTTGAAGAGGCGGCAGAAAAAGTAGACGTAGAGCTTAATGGCCTGCGTAGGGTTATACGTCGCCTTATAGCTAAGGATGGCACAAGCTATGGTAAAACTGTAGGAACAAGCACAATTAGCCATTCCGCTATTGGATACAGCACAGCTACACTAACACTAGCTCAAGCTACATCGGGGACTAAAGACCCAGATGAATCAGGCTTTGTTAGTATTACGGAGACATGGCTGGAGAGTGGAGTGATAAGCAGAACTATCAATGAGGGAAGTGGAGGCACAGGAATTGGTAAGATACGCACAGAGACAGTTGAAGCGTTCAATGAAACTCCCAATCCATCTATTACACCAAGTGTGGAGATTGGCGTATCAACGTCGAATGTAGAGGGCATAGACACTATCAGAAAGACATTTGTTAGTGGTGCTGGAGAGATACGAAGGACAGAAAGTCCGGGACCTAGTGCTATACCAGGCACAACATACGTTACTATAGACTCAGTTGGCACTGCAATTACCCCTACTGGAACATTAATTGATTCCTCCGAAACTCAAGAAAATGGATTCGTTAGATTTTCTAGAACTGCGCTACAGGGAACAATCATTAAAACAACCCAGACCTACAAGGATGTAGCATTTGTAGACGTTCCCGGGCAAGTTTCTTGCACGACTAGCAGCGAAATAGCTCCCAGGAATAGAAACCAGATTTCTGGCTTTTCAAATGTTTCTGGAAAAACTGTTGTCATTGAAAGTATTCCACCCAGCAAACAACAAGTTGAAGCTACTGTTGTTGTTAACATACAAGACTCAATGCCAGATACAACTGAGCTTGCCTTTGATATATCTGGTTTGTCTTGTTCAGTTTTAAAAGTTACCCATAGAATTTCTGGTGGAGTAGGAAGAGCCGTTACCTTAGTAGATGCTGGCGGCAACACATCTACCGAGGTTGGACGTTCACAATCTTTCGGGGCAAGCAGTAGTATTTCAGAATTTAGGGGACATTTTATTGTAGATACTCAATCTTCTGCTACGCTGTCAGGATCAAGTTCTAGGCAACCGTATATAAGTGGGGGTGAATTTAAGTTTCAAGAAGAGGTATCTGAAACACAATCACAAGCTTTTGGCTTTGGGAATGACACGGCTGATAAAAACGAACTTTACAAAACATCTGGAATTATAAGAAGGGACGTTCGCCCAGTTTTAACTGCTCAAGATGGAACAGTTTTTTATGAGGTTACTACTGTTTCTGGAGATGTAACAGGCAGAAACCCTGCGCTTCCAATCAATCGCGAATTAACATTATAATAATAAGATATGGAAAGAAGCAATGAAGCATCTCTTAATAGGCAGCGTCAACGTCGGCAACGCAATGAAAATTTAGAAAATTTAGTTGACCCGGTAACTAGACAAAACATTGATGACGCAATACAAAATCTAAAAGACTATCAATCATCTGGTAGAATGGATAGCACTAGCGGTAATTTGGATCAAGGGCAGTAAAGGCTGAGATTGACCGATTAGAGGGCGAAAAGCAGAAAGCTGAAGATCGACTAGATCGAGACTCTAAAGAAGACAGGCAAAGAGGGGGAGCGGGTCAAGATGCTTCAACGGGGTCTAGGAGCGGAATGCCCTCAATAGATCAACGGGAGGCTGCTGCTGGGTTAAATGATACAATGTCTGGCAGGGGTCAAGATGACCCAACGATGGACGAAAGAGAGGCTGCTGCTGGACTACGTGGAACTACGACTGGAAGAGATTTCCCAGACGATACTAAAGATCAAACTGGGGCAGAGGACGGTGAATTGCCAGAAGAACAAACGGATGATCCTCTTGGCACGTTTGGAGTTATTGTTATTATTAATAATAGACCACACTCGGCAAGTGTTTACGGGCAACTTGGACCCAAATTAGAAGACCCATAATAATGGCTGCTATACTAAGAGCAGGTCCATTTGCAAGTTCATCCTACTCATTTTTAAATGAGCAAGACCCACTTATTGTTGGTAACTTTGCTGATGTCAGTGTTTATCCAGTTAATTGTGCCAATTACACTTCTTCATCAGCTTGGCCTTGGAGGTATAACGACGTTCTTAATAAAACTTTAACTACACATACCGGGTGTGAATCTACTCCAGGTGGAGATTCACCTACTGAAAGTTCGGCAACCTCTAATTCTGGATCAGTAAAAACCGCCACTGGTAATTTTTCTGCAAGCAATTCGGCAAGTTCTAATCGAGGGACTACAATAGTAACAGGGTTAAGCTTTGCTTATCAAGCAACGCAAAGTTTTAAAATTAAAATAACTTACAATGGTTTAGCTTCAGCTAGTGCTGGTCAGACAATTGACTCATCGAGCAATATACTATTTTTTGACAGCTCTGGAAGCACCATAGACGGTTTTCCTAGTTTAAGTGGCTCGGTGACTAGGACGTTGCCCGCATCTACTGTTCCCGTTTTTTTCAATGCTTCCTTAAGCGTGGGCATTGTTATTGAGTTCCCTGACGATATTTGCATACCAAACACTGGAAGTGCCAGTGCCTCTTCGTCTTTAAGTGTTGAATTTTTATAATTACTAACCCCCTTACCCCCTATGGTATAATAGGACTAACCCCTTTATTTAAGACATTATGAATAACTTTAATCAATTTGGAAGAGTGGCAGGAGTAATACCAGAATCGTTTTCGCGCAGCGCTGACATTGGGGACATCAGACCCCGGTATATACCTGGTACAAGTTTTGCTTCGCAAGGATTTACGCCTGAAGAAGGAAGGGCTATGATGGGATTACCACCAACGCAGCAAGAAAAATATAATACAGGGATAGAAGCAATGAAGCAGTTTAATTTAGGCGCATTTCAAAGAGCCGCCCCAGGCACTATATTTGGCCAAGGAGATTCAGGATTTCAAAGCCCTACGATGAAAGCCAGCGAAATGGGCTTTAACAATATTTATAATTCACTATTTGGCATGGGAGCCATGTAACATTATTAACCCCTTTATTTAAAACACTATGGCAATTAGAATTACAAACACGAACAGATACCCCGTAGCTACAGAAGAACAAAGAAACGCTCTTTTCGGTAAACTAAGAGCAAGTGCGGGGGGGGTAGGTCAACTTACCCCTGAGGAGCCTGAGGAACAACAGTTTAAAGAAAGAGCAGAGCGATACCAGCGAGATGCGGCTGAATTTCAATTAGCTCAAAGAGAAGCTGAGTTAGAGCAATCAAGGCGTGATCGACAAATTCAAGAAAACAAAGATCGTAATGCTGCTCGCGAAATTGCAAATAGAACTTATATGCTTGATGGAAAACCAGTTAGTGGTGAAGAAATGAAAGCTGTCTCTGGCAGATATTGGCAAAATTATAGAACTGCGCCTACGGTAACTCCCGAACAACAAAGGGCAACTTCTTTACAGCGATCTTTAAGGCAATTTACACAAAACCCAACGCAATTTTTATTGGGAGGCGGTCAAAATGTAGGAGAATTGTTTAATTATCTAAGTCGAGCAAATCAACTGTTTAGTCTTACTGGGCAAGAAGGTAGTTTTATGGACTCTCTTTTTGGTCAATCTAGGCCAATACCAGTTAGCAGCCAGGGCAATAGAGTTGGCTCTTCAATGAATCAGGCAACTGTGCCCAACAAGAATATGTCACAGGAGCCACCCCGCAGGGCATACACACCTGGTAGTTCATTTGCCTCCCAAGGATTTACACGCGAGGAAGCCTTGGGAGGCAAGCCCCGCAGGGCATACATACCTGGTAGTTCATTTGCCTCCCAAGGATTTACACGCGAGGAAGCCTTGGCTAGCATGAATGCTCGATAACTACTAATTTATTATGGCTATTAACTACAATCCATTTTCACAATTCAACGTCGAGCCTTCGTCGTTTAGTTTACCCGCAGGTATGACTATGAACCAAGCGGCTACTACGAACGCCATGATGCAACCAGTTTCTCTGCTAGGTCAGCAGAGCTTTGGTGCGCCTCAGCAAGCCCCTCAGTTCGACTATCCCCCAATTACCGAGGATGATTTTTATGGAACGGATGGTATGTCTGCGTCTCAAATTGTAGACATGATAAATCAACCTGATTATCAAACTCCTGCTCCACCAGCCGCCGACCCTCAATCCAGAATACTTGATTTTGGGCAAGGAATTTTAGATTTATTAAAAGGGAAAGTTGAGAATGTGGCTACCGTGCCAGTTTCATTGGGTCAATTTGGAATGGCCGGGTTTGATTATCTTGCAAATCCTAGTCGTCCTTCATTTGGCGATTCATATAGTGCTGCACAACGTAAACTTCCTTTTGAATTTTTTGATGAAAATCCCTACGCAGAGCCTGTTGCGAGTCCTTCAAGTATACCTATGGGGCCACAAACGCAAGAGTCTATAAGTCCCTTCCTTCAATCTCCTGATACACCTTCTGGTTTGGGTGGCCAATTATTAGATGGTTTCAATCAGGTTAATGATTCTTTTAGAGGACCAAATGCACCTATGGGTCGAGACGAAACAAGGGCCATGCTTCAGGAACGCTTTGGAGCACCCACCATAAATGCTATACTTAATCTTCCTAGTGGTCAAGGTATGGGAATGAAAACAGACGCACAGGGTCGTATGATCTCGCAAGGAGATGACAGATCTGCGTTTAATCAAGCTTCGTTAGATAGACTAGCTAGACTAGAGGAGCGTGATGTTCGTCCTGGTGAAACCCTACAAGAACGTGACACACGGATAGCTGACTCTCGCACCGAGGGAACAGACAGAGGCGGTGAAATGTCCTTTGAAGAAGCTCGTAAGTTTGTTCCAAAGGGGGCAAGAGAAAAAACAAAAGATTATAACGCACGAGTTAAGGCATTCCAAGCTCAACAAAACAGTGCTATAAGTCAACTCAAGGAACAATACGAAGAGTATAGGGTTCAAGGCCGGGTTCTTGACAATGAAAGAATACAAGCCTACATAAATCGATATCAACAAACTGAACCTGAGAAATACAGGGAGACTCTTCAGGTTGCTCGAGAAATGTTGCAAGACGGACTATTACAAGACGAGACTCAGGCAGCTATGTATGTTATTGAGCAAATGGGAGGAAAGGTTTCTGATATATTTGACCCATCCGTAGAGTTTATGAGGGGCGATGATGGTAGCAAGAGTAACACCAGTGGGGCTACATCAATAATGATGCACCCAGACGGAGTTCAACGAAGAAATGTTCCCGTTGAACAAGTCGAGGAAGCAAAAGCTGCTGGATATACGTTAATATAATGGCAAGAGAAATACCTGAATTTGGAACTCCTGTTGAGGAATTTTTAGAATTTGGAACTCCCGTTGAAGAATCTACTCAATTTCAAAGTGATTTTTCTAATGTTCCTGAATTTGGAACTCCGCTTGAGACACAATGCCCTACTGGATATACCCTAAATAATGATACGGGATTGTGTGAACCAACAGACCCTAGTGCTGGAGACATTGTAAAAGGTGTAGGCGTAGAGGTAGGAGCTGGCATTGGTGGCTCTGTTCTTGGTGGCATCCTTGGTGGCACATTAGGCTCTGCATTCTTTGGTGTAGGAGCAGTTCCGGGAGCCGCCATAGGTAGTGCTCTTGGTGGAGCAACAGCTTCATTCTTTGGTAGCCTACTTGCACAGGACATCGAGGGGCAGGAAGATAAGTCTATGGGTCGTGCTATAGCAGCAGCAGCCATTGGTGCTATCCCTGGGGGCGTAGGCAAGGGCGCACAGGGAGGAATGAGACTTGGTAGTGTTGCACTTAGGGAAGCAGGTAAAGGTGCTGCATTTGGCGTTACAGACGCTACAGCAAGGGCTGTGATAGATGAAGGCCGTCTGCCCACAGCAGGAGAGCTAGCTCAGTTTGGTGGAGCAGGTGCGTTGTTTGGTGGTGCGCTAGGTGGTGTGACCACTAAGATTGGACAGAAGTTTGCAGGTAAGACACCACAACAAATAGATGATGCTATAGCTAGAGAAGAGATTACATTCAAAGATTTATCATTCTTCCCTCAAAATGCCTCTGATGACATAGAGTTTGGAGAAGGAGTACTACTAAGGGGCATACAAGAAACTAAGGATGGAGCAAGGAGCGGAGCAGCAGCACAAGCTCTAACACAGCCCCAGGCAAACCTTGGAACTATGGGAAAGATACTAGCCTCGGTAGCACCCTCTAAAATTGTAGGAACAAAGGCTCAACAAGCCACCATTGATTTCTCTAGAATCATTAAGACAGCGGAAGAGATTTCTGGTAGGATTGGAGCCAAGACTGCAAGAGCAATAAAGAAAGATCCGTTACTAGAAGCACCTATCAATAAGTTCTTAGATACTGGCGAGATGTCAGACGATGTAGCTAAGGTTCTTGGTGCTGACCTAACAAAGTATGATGAGGCTCGACAAGCTTTGCAGAAGGAAGCCATACAGCTAATTGATGACGGAGCATACAAGTCCTTAGATGACGAGGCCAGAGAGAAGCTAAGGCAAACTATTAACGACTCAATGAACTCAAGCCAGCTTTATGCTAGGAGAGAGTATAAGGCTTTTCTAGATCCCAACTATAAGCCCACCGATAAACAAAGACAAGCGGTTATGAATGAACTGGTTGAGGCTGGCGTGAAGAGAGGCGAAGATTTTAAGACAGCTTCATCTAATGCAAACGAGCACCTTGATAGGCTAGAAAAAGCTTTTGCATCTACCCGTCGCGAAGACCCCCGAGGGCTTCTTGGCAATGGAATAGACTCTGTATTTAAGAAAAGAAAGACTCCTGGTGAAGCAGAAAAGATTTGGTTAGGAGAAATCAAAGACCCCGTAGAGAGCATGAGGGGAACACTAACTGGCGTTGCTAAGTCAGTAGCAAGAGAAAGAACTAATGTCATCCTAGGCAAAGAACTAGTTGATGCTGGCATAGCTTCTACCACCAAGGCAGATAATGAAATGGTTGAGCTTGTGCTGCGGGGAACAGGCAAGGAAGGTTCTGGATTATTTGCATATCCACAGGTTCAAACAGCACTCAATGAATTGTATGTTGGCAATGGCTCCGAGAAGATGGACAACATATTCCTTAATGGCCTACAAGATTTATACAGAGCAGGTGTTGGTTTGTCCAAGGGTGTAAAGGTCTTGTTCAATACCGTAGCCTATCCCGTGCAGGTATATGGTAATACTGCTAACCTGTTGGGCATGGGGATCAATCCATTTAACAATGCGTCACGTGGGTTACGTTTAGCGTTGGCTGATGTCCCCTTGGTTTCTAGAGCAATGGAAGGTTTAGACAAGACTCCAAAGGCTCGCAAGGCATTGCTGGACGAGATCGAGGAGATGTCCAAGTATGGCATCAAGAATGCCAACATCCTAGAATCAGACATAAGATCAACCCTGGATGCAGGACCGTTCTCCAAGTGGTTACAAAAGGGACTAGACCCAGTTGGTAAAGCATACCAGGTTCCTGATACATTGGGCAGGTATGTGGGTTGGAAAGCCAACCAGAACACTGTACGCAAGATGTTCCCTAATGCCAGCGACGAGGTGGTCAAGAAGCAGGCTGCCATGATGATCAACGACACTTATCAGAATTACGATAAGTTGAGTAATGTAGTCCGCACCCTCTCTCGTTGGGGTGTTATGCCACAGTTCGCATCGTTCACATCTGAGTTTGCCCGGAACCAATACAACCAAGGTAAGATGATTGCTCGTATGATAGCAGGAAACTTTGGTGAAGAGTTTGGGGAACTAGGAGCAGCTAACGTAACTCGCATGAGAGTTGAAGGAAGCAAGAGACTTGCTTCTTTGCTTGGTGTGTATGGAGGAACCTACGCCGCAATCGAGGGAGTCAAGGCTGCATCAGGGGTAGACGATAAGAAAGAAGAAGCACTTCGTGACGTTGCGTATGCGCCTTGGGACAAGAACAGAAAACAATTAGTTAAGCTAGACGAGGGAGGACGCACGGGATGGGTAGCCAACCCCAGTTATGTAGTGCCGCACGCTCTTGGTTTGTCTGCCCTACAGGCTGGTTTGAGCGGGGACAGCGAGCAGTCAGTCATTGCACTAATGGCAGAAGAGTTTATAGGAGAAGGTTCCTTCGTCTTTCAATCAGCGTATCAAGCATTGGCTAACCGAGACGAGCGAGGTGAACTAATATCCAAGGAAGTAGACAAGTTAGATCAAGCCAGAGAGCGTTTGGGATTCTTCCTGACGGAATCATTTAGACCTGGGTTCAGCAGAGAGCTAAAGAAGCTAGAGAAGGCTCGACTAGGTAAGGGTGACCTCACACTCAAAGAGGTTGGGGCAAGACAGTTGGGAGCACGTATCAACCCGTTTGACGTGGGTGAGGCTGCAATGTTTACAATTAGAAACACCAACACTTTATCCAATGAGGCCAAGTCAGACTACAATCAGTTATTAAAATTTGGAGAGCCATCAGAGGCACAGTTAAACCAAGCTTACGAAAAAGCTAACAAGATTTATTCAGACGCTTTTGCCGCTTTGTCCAAGAACAACGAGAGTTTGATTACTCTAGGCTACGACGAGAACGAGCGCATAGAGATATTCAAGAACGCAAAGGTTTCGTCTAGGAGAGTGTTAGAAATCTTAGACAACTCTCCGTCGGATTTACCTCGGGTCTTGAAGCAATCTACATCTGATATATATAACGAGCAGGGCGATACCATGCAGCAGAAGCGTAGCAACATAAAGAAGTACATGCGGACCGACCCAAGCACGGGCAAGAAGCTAATGAATATGTGGATTCGCGAGCAGAAGAATGCAAGCAGGGGGTTGAATCAAAAGGATACGTTGATCCGGAACATGGATACAGATGAGAAGGTAGATTATCTATCCAGAAACCCTAGCATGATAAACGACTTTAGGCGCAAGGGTGTTCTATCCGACTCCGTGCTTCAGGCACTAAGAATTAGGGGAGTCCTGTAGGGGACAATAAAAAAGCCCCCCAGTTACCTGGAGGACCTTAGTTTGTTAGCGTCGTGGTTTGGAAGGGCTGGCTAACGGCAACCCCTTATAATAGGTTGAATACGACCTTATCCGGAGCACTCACGACTTACTCTTTTGCAGCTGAGACACTAACAAAGTTATTCTCGCTCCTCTGCGTTAGACAGGAGGCGATGCTGGAGCATATTAACTTTATTCTTCAAGTTATCTATGTCCTTGTTTAAAGTTTCATTCTGTTTGGTCAGAGCTTCACACGATCTAGTCATGGCCTCTAGCCCTTTAGATAGAATGTCTTCTGAGTTAATCTTGTAAACGGATTGGGTATTGGTTGTCTGCATTTATGTTATGTTGTGTGAAATTAGTTTCCATTGGTCAGCGTCTCTCTCTAGCCACTCAAACAGATATACAATATCCTCGCTGTCTAGTGGTTCGTCAGACTCAAGGTAGTATATACCTTTTATGTCTGGGCTTCTGCCTCCGGGCTTGTCGGCTTCAAACTCTACAGTGACATCAGTTGTGTCACCATAGATGTTGTCCATTTGTATTTTATGTTCGTAGATCATAGTTAGATAAACATTGGTTCAAAGAAAGCAAGCTTAGGAGAGTAGACAACACCGCAGCCTAGCACAGGTCGAGCAGCATATATACGTCCGTAGTTCATGGCAGGGTGACTATGGTCTACACCACAGCCTACGTTCATACCAAAGACAACACCGTCCTGGTTGGCGTGGTAGTTGATACCAGCCTGTGCGTGGAGGTGACCCATGACCAGAGACTTGAACTGAGCCTGAGCGTTCTTCAGGGCTGACATCTGTCCTCCCTTTTCTTTGTCTCCGTGTCTGTATATAACATTGTCAATCAATAGATCGGTAAACCTAGGATGTATTTCCCATCCGTCAAGTCCCCATAATGTTTTGAAGTTAAGTATTACCTCTGGTGGTAGTCCAACACTCTGAGCCTTACGCTCTGGTAGAGCGGAGTGATTACCGATAAGGTAGTCTACCTCAGGGAACGCCTTGTGTAGTGCTCTGACCTGCTTAGAAGCCGCTACAAACTCGTCTGCTGCGCTGGGCATGGATGGGTCTTTCTCGTGGAAGCTGATAGCATTCCAGTCTACCAGGTCACCGATGTGAACAACACGTGTGCACTTGTGCTTGTGGAAGATAGAGATTAGGAAGTCAATGTAGCCGTGGTGCATGGCTGGGCAGTGAGTATCAGCTATGACAAGGACACGCTCGTTACCCTTGGCGGCAGGGACAGTAGCTTTGTATCGCCTAATCTTAGAACGCACAGCTTCTGCGGTTGTATCATAGTCTTCAGCGATTTGATGGTAACTAAGACCTTCTAAGTAGAGGTCGTAGGCTTGCTTCTGAGTTAGGTGTTCTTGTGTCATATTTATGATAGTTAGTAGGATGGGTTAACTAAATCTGCCTATGCTGTTTTGAAAGACGAACTTGCCATACTGATCTCGCTCACCTTCACGTTGCTTTGCTATGTTGTATTTGATGCAAATGTGTGTGCCGTGGACGGGGTCATTGTGGACTGTAGCTTCCTTTGTGTCTGAACCGTTAGGCCATAGCAAGAGAATAATGTCTGCGTCGTTCTCGATGTCCCCGGAATCCTTCAAGTCGTATAGAGTAATACCTGTCTCACGCTTGGCTCCCTCTCTGTTCACCTGCGCCAAGAGAATGACTGGTAGGTTCAGTTCCATAGCCATGAGCTTGATCTGGTGGCTAACCTCTGCGATACCGTCGTGCTTCTTGAGCTTGGTGTTCCAAGGGACTAGCTGTAGGTAGTCTATGACTATCCATTCGATGTTATGTTTACGCTTATACATACGAGCACGTGAACGCAGTTCGTCTATGTTTCTAACGTAGTGCTCTGTAAAGATGGGGGCGTTCTCTACTCTCTCAGTAGCATCCCACACTCTCCTTTGTTTCTCTGGGGATAGCACACCCTCTTGGAACTGGTTGAGGTTCACAGCAGAGCAGGTCTGTATCATGCGCTTTGCTAGGCTCTTAGCCTGCATCTCAAAGGAGAAGTATAGACCAGGCTTGTTGTGGGTCACGCCATTCTGCAAGGCTACGTTCAAGGCTATGCAGGTCTTACCGCAGGAGGTAGGAGCCGCAACAACCATTACCTCTCCGTTGGCTATGCCACCAGCACTGAGCTTATCGTCTAGCTGTTTGATCCTAGTTGGTAGGGCGAAGGTGCTGTAGGTTCCCTCTGCCATCTTCTTGAAGTCTTCACGTAGGGACTCAGCCGCTGATCTAATTGAGGGGTCATCAGCGGAGCCGTTGTCTAGTGTAGCAGTAACAGATCTCTCGATGTCGGCAATGATTACGTCCGGGTCTTGGTTCTCTGTAGCTGCTTCAATCGCGATGCGTGATGTGCGAATAATCTGACGTAACTTAGACTTCTCTTTTACAATCTTGGCATGGCTTACTATTTGCGTAGAGCTACTAGCCTGGCTCTGTAGGTGCATTATGGTGCTCAGTCCACCCGCTTCCCTGTCTGTCCCCTCACGCTTTAACAACTCATCAAGTTCAAGCTCAGAGAACTCTTCACCCGAAGAGCACAGCTTGGCTATGCCCTTGAAAATTATTTTGTTGGCGTTGCTGTAGAAATCGTCTGCATTGACGATGGTGCTGATGCTGTCGTAGGCAACATTGTCCAACAGGCAACAGGCCAGCAAAGCCTCTTCTGCTTCTAAGTTGTGAGGTTGTTCCATTACTCTTTAATTAGTCCAGAAAGGATGCCGCGTCCAACGGTTTGTTTAGCTTCAGAATAAAACTTGGCTATCGCTATGTGCTGATCCTGGGTATACTTGTCGTGGATCTCTTCAAGGATGTTTTCAGCACTCTGTAGGATAGCTTCTATCTCTTCTTCTTTTCCAACTATATCATTCATTGGTTCCAGTGCTTTCACTATCTGGTCTAAGAAGCGTTTGCGGGGACTCATGATGATGCGGAAGTGGTCTATGTAGTCTAGTTCTTGCATGGCTATGATTTGGTTAGTTCAAGTTTAAGTAGTTCCTCGCGTTCAAGTAGCTCTAAGGCTCTCCAGGCTGTGCTAACTCGGTCACCCTCCATGAAGTGTCTCATGAGTTGGTTCTCGTCTCCAACAGACTTATCCTTGTGCCATTGCATGGGCTTACCATTGGTAGGTGCGCCGTGTTGCTGTTGGGCTATGTAGCTGTGGTGGGCTAAAGCAATCAAGGCGTGGGGGAAGTAGTCCTTAGTGAAGGTTGCTACGGGGTAGGTCTTTCGTTCTTTTGCGTCTTTGGGAAACATATTATATCTTGTGCGTTAATGTAAGAAAGCCCCGCCCCCGAAGGGGAAGGGCTATCAGGTATGCCTAGAAGGGGTCGGCGACAACGGCTGGCTCTGAGTAAACTACTTCTGGCTCACTCTCTTCCTCTTCCTTGTCCTCTGTGGGCTTCTCTACCTTGAGGTAGGAGGACAAGTATTCTTGTAGTGTGCCATCCATCCTGTCTGCTTGGAGTGCAGCTTCATTGGACAGTGTGTTAGATACAATGTTGAAGACTGGCTTGTTGAAGGTTACAGCACCCTTGCGGTCTTCGACTGCCTCGGTAACTGCTACTACAATGTCTCCTTCTAATTTGTTGGAGCCACCTACCTTGTCCTCAAAGTCAATCCATGCGGTAAGAGCACAGCCCTTGAGCTGAAAGTTAACAAGCTCGTAACCCTCGCCAACCTTGGCCATAGCGTAGACAGACTTGGTGAACTTAACACCATGCACAGTCTTAACCTCAGACCAAACGCCGGAAGCAACGATACCATCCTTGTTGCGGAGAGTAAGTTTGTCTCCTACGGTATACACTTCGTTAGCCCAGATTGCGCTGTTCTTCCTATCGTCCCATCCCTTGGCGGTAATGAGTTGATCGAGGATAATAAAACCCGTGTCTTGTGGTAGTGTTTTAGACTCCTGGGCTTCCTTATCGTAAAACTCCCATGCGGAAGCTTGTGTGTTCCATTGAAGGAACTTGGTGGCAGGGTTTGATGACCCCGTTGATCTTGGTTTTGTTCTTGACATAATGTTATTGGTTGTAATGGTTATTTGTAAGACAGTGAAACAAGCTTGCTACCCTGCCAAGTGCTTACTATTTCCTTGACACGATACTGCGGATGTGCATCAGCAAGCTTCCAGTAAAGTTTGTCCAGCCATTTGCCACCAGCTATTTGGTCTTGTGCATAAGGGTCATCATCTAAATGACCTTCTCTGTAGTCGAGGCAAGCACGTGCGTCGCAATCTTGGATAAAGTTTTTGAGGATGTCATCATCGACCATCAACTCTTTGTCTTTGACCTTGGGGTCAGTTAGTTGGTCAGCGAAGGCTTGATACCTGTCACGGAACTCTTCGCCAAAGCTGTCGATTGAATTTTCTACCATCTCGTTAATACGAGTGTGAAAATAGTCCGTGAACCTTTTGCTAGTTGATTTGGTGGATACACCCAACTGAACCTTTTGGATGCCCGGAGAGGGCTTCTCTGAAGAGTTGCTTTCCCGGTGTCTTTCAAGTTTTGAAATTCTATGCAGCAGATCATTAGCGGTGTCGCTATTGAGGTAGCCCTCCACGTCTTCGGTAATCTCTGGGTGCTGAATTATGTTTTTACCTTCGTCAAGCAATGCAAGCTCTAGGCCATATGAAAATTTATGAGTGACGACAGATGCTCCGTAACCATTGGGAAAGGCAAAGGTCTTTTGCCAGCCACCTTGATCCGGCATTTCTTTTAATGTTGCTGTTTGAGCCTCTGGTGCCGACACCTTTAATAGTTCTGACTTCATGTCCTCTTGAGGTGGTGGTGTGTCTAGTGTATTCATTTTATTTACTTTTGGTTTAGTTTTTATGTGTCGCAGACGTGCGATGGTTTATAGTTATGACAGATGGCCGGGATAAGTCGATAACTTTTTTTCAATTATTTCGTAAACTATTGATATTCAAAGATATTTAAATTTTAGGGTATGGTGATTATTTGTTCACCTGTTTGTTTTTCTTTCGCTCTGCGTTCTCGGCCTTGGTCTTGACGGCGTGGCACTCCACACAGATAGCCTGGAAGCCACCTATCTCGCAGAACAATCTGGCTATGAGCGCATCCCAGTTGTCAAAGCCAGTGACCGGGACGATGGGGTCAATGTGATCTGCTCTCATGTCTTTGGCTGGGAATAGTTCCCCGCAATCAGAGCACTTGTGCAGCTTACACTTGCGCCCTGTTGCGGGGTTTACACCATCACGGACAAAGGCAGAGCGGATAGCTTCATACTTAACAGGCCATTGAGCACGACGTAGTGCTGACATAATAAAGCTCCTGTAACGAGCCTTAGTCCATTGACCTGAGTTGTATGGCTTCTCTACTTTCAATTAAGACTAGGGTCAAAGGGTTCAGTTTCTATCTGACGGATGAAGCATGGGGTTCCTTCTCCCATCCAAGCTCCCTGTTGGTTGTATTCAAAATATTCTACGGCCTCTTCGTAATCCATGTCCTGGCCCATCAACTTATCCAGAACCTTGTCTCTGTCATAGCAGATGATAGGCGGCTGACCAATGCGTTCTACGACCCCGGCGATGCAATCGTCGAAGCCATCCATGATTAGTGCTTCCCCCAGGTCTTCCATGCTACCCTTGATCCTCCATGTCCATGACGTAGCCAAGGGCTTCTCT